GGCCTTGGAGCCATAACGCTCGCCAGCACTCTTGGCAATCTTGCTGAATGCCTTGCCTGGCTTGCCAATGTCTTTACCAGCACGAGCAGCCTTGGCACTGTAACCAGCTTCAGCAACTTCCAATGACTCAGCCAACTGGCTCTTAGGAGCAACGGCTTTGGCTTCTTCTGTAGTCTGTTTGGCATCTTGCTTGGCAGCCAACGAGGCTAGGCGTTTGTTTAAGTCGTAAAAAAATGTCATTCTAATTATCCTCTTGGGTTTGCGCCGGTGGCCGGACGTGGTGGTCTCTTGACCTTGGTCATCGGGCTACTGGTGCCCATTGGTAAATCGTTTGTGGTTTCTGCAGGCGGAGTCTTGCCACCAGCCACAGTAAAGTCACTGCGATAAGCATTTTTTAATACCGCATGTTGATCATATGGTGCTGAATAATCTTTACTCAGGGCCTTTTGTTCTGCGTTTGGTGCAGGAAAATCTGTATCAGTTAACAAATTTTTGTTTTCGTCTTCAATGCGCTCACGCTCACGGTCCATACCTTCTTCATGTGGTGTGGTCAACATGATGATACGATTTGGATCTAAAAACAGTAATTGTGCTAACTGTTTGATCTGTGGTTCAATTGCTGGATAACGAAATTCAACATCAATAGATGTTACTGAATCGTTACTGTGCTTTGGAAAGTCTGCTGGTTTGAGTTGCACTGGTGTGGTTTTTTTATTACCCCAACTGACAATGTCAAACTGACGGCATTTGTCTTCCAGTTGTTTGATCCAACCGCTGTCGACTTCACCTACAATTTTAATGCGGTAATTGTAAGTTCTTTCACTTTCGGCGAGGTATTGTTGAAAATTTTTCATATTTGTATCCCTAGTACTATATTTATACACATTTAATTTTTTGAATCTCTAGCGTCTTTGAGCATTTCAAGTAAATCGTTACGACTTAATACTTTTCCTTCAGCTTTTTCGGTGTCAACGTCGTTGACTTGAACCCGAGCCGCATCTTGATCCAGCTTTAATTTTTTCATTTGTAACTCAATTACTTTGAGTTTCTTTTGAAGTTTTGTTTGTTTGGCTGTAAGAGCATGCCCTAACATTGTACCTGCTACTGCGAATAATTCACTGGCATATCTGCTGTCTACATTAAATCCCAAATCAGTTAGGTTTTCAAATGTTTCCACGGCTTTTGCTGCTATATCATCTAGTTCTTTATCGCTAGCATTGAGATCTTTGACACTGGGCAGAGCCGCATCTATTTTGTCAATGTCAGCATCTATTTCAACAATAGCGGCTTGTGTTTGTTCGGGGGTTTGATTTTCTACCACAGTCTCTGTGGGCTCTAATTGGTCAAAACCAAAAATTTCTTCTAATTTGCGGGTCATGACCTATTTACCGCGTTTTTTACCGCCTTGATGGAAAATTTGGTCTTCATTGATTACTCTAAATGTTAGTCCGTTGTTTTTGGCCCATTTTGTAGCAGCATCCCATTTGGCATAGTTAATGGCCACTTGAGCACGGTCACGCTGACTCTGACGTTCTTCGATTAGACTCTGACTACGAGGTTTAATTTCGATCAACTCGGCTCTGAGTGTGTTGTTAGGACCGCGGTAGGTCACAATAAAGTCTGGCACATACGTGGTCATTTTACCTGTGAGCGGATTACGATAAGGAATACGCACAGGCTCGCTGGCCCATTGTTGAATATGTTCGTTGGTGTCGCAGAAGTTCATAAAGGCCCATTCCCAACTACTACGATATCTAGGAAATCCTTTGCCTGCGTATTTGGCACCGTTCTTGACAGTGTAGGGACCTGACGCAAATTTGGCCATGATTAAGGCCTTACGTTTCTGGCTACGTAATAGTTTGGAACAACTGTTGCGTTGATTCCAAGGAGTGTAGCAGGGCTACGAATATTGTTCAAATAATATGCCAAGGTCAAATTAATTTGCACTTGATCTTTGCCTTGCATTTGTTGCAACAAGGTCATCACAGGAATATCACTTTGTTGACTTACTCTAAAAAGACTCACAGTAAAATTGCCAGCTGCTATAGGGTCAGTGTAAATGCTATTGAAAAAACTATACACTGCATCATATTCTAACTGTGGCACGTCAACATCGTAGGCATAGAATCGATCAAAGATTTTTACTGTTTGATCAACTTTGGGATTAGAATAGTTTACTGATCCAGTCATTAGTATTGTCCATTACCAAGTGGTCCGCCCAGCTGTCCGATTGGCAAGCGTGATGGAACGGGTGCTGGAGGTCTAGGAAATATCATTCCATTGACTGAACCAAGTGCTTGGCGTGTATATCCAGGCAAACTATATTGAGCAATTTGTTGTGCTGCCAGTTGAGCATCTGCATTGGCAATACTAGCAATGTTCTTGCCTTTGAATGTATTGTAGGCAGTGCCAGCTTTTTGTACAGCGCCAATTACATTGTTTAAACTGCCTTGACCCGATGCCAAGGCTTGTAAATCGTTAATAATACCAGATCCAGCATCAATGAGGCCACCTTGACCAAATACTGTTTGTGTGCTGCCTGGACGTGCTAGGCCACTGCGTTGTAAATCGTAATGCGCTGGATCAGCAAAGCCCGGAACAGTGGCACTAGGCGTAACTCCGCCGATGGCACCTGAGTAGTATTTGACTGTTTCGTATTTGATTTCAACAGTGTTTGTCATGGTGCCGTCGCCCTGTGCATAATCATATTGATCATGCTTCCACATGCTAATCATTGGGTTGATTAACACATAGCTGGCAAATTTCTTTTGACTCAAACCATATATGCGGATGTCGCGGAAGAACGCTGGTTTACTCACAGTGCCGCCACCAGGAGCACCATTGGTAGGACCATCTGAATAACTTTCGCCTATGTAGCCCCAGTCGTTAACTGGACGATTGCCATCATAGGTGTCTCGTGTTGGGTAACCAAAGCCGTTTTGTAGTGTTTGTAAGTTGCCCAAGGTTCCGTTGTAGGCTGGAACGTTGTCATAGGGCTGACTTGGATCTTTGTAATAGTAGGCATAATAGTTATACCACATGTTACGAATCAAGTCGCCTTGATCATCTTGAAACACTAGATTAATTGGTTGATAATCAATTTTGGTTTGAACCAAGCGTTTGCGATTGTATTGGTTCATTGTTTCAACGTTGATTTGGTAACTAGGTAAATCAACGCTCTTAACCATCAAACTGATTGAAGCAATTTCTCCCGAACCATAGGCTGCTTGTAGTTGAGGAATCTGTGCTGTGTTGATGTTGAAGAAAACGTGATAGAGGAACTTGTTACGAGGAGCAAGCTCGTAACCATTGGTTCTGAATGTATTTGAAGCGTGAGTGTAATCTTTTAACCCTGGGCCTGAGAAGAATCCCTGTTGGAATTGTTGCAGAAACCCAGAGCCAAAGTAACCAGTTCCGTTGGCCATTTATATTAGCCTATGTATTATGCTGTAGTGGTCGAAACACCTGTACTCGAGCCAGTAGCTACATCACCAATTGTACGACCAACTGTTGCGCCAACACCAGTTCCGTTAGGTGTTTGTAATGCGTTATCATAGGTAATAGTCAAGGCCACTGTCATTGCTTCGCTGGTGCCGTAGTTAGCATCACCGTAGTCAACTGACTTTAAATAGCAACCATAAAGTTCCCAAGTTTCGAGCACAACAGGAGTGTCTGTGCCGTTACCACCGTCAAGCACTTCAAACAATGTAGTAAACTTGTAGTCGATACCGGAAGCAGCTGACGCTTGCTCCATAAAGTCTAATTGCTTCTGGAGTTGCTCGCCAACTAACTTAGATACGTTGCCGCCTGCATCATCACGTAGAGTGCAAGTGGTATCTTCCCACTTGTGTTTACCGATAAGTTTGATTGTGCTGTTGTAAACTGGAACAGAAATTTCTTCAAATCCAACTGTTGGACGTTTAAAGTCTACAACTTGTTTGGTTAATTCTGTTGTGGGTTGACTAACACCTAAACCTTGAAAAGTAACGCGAAAGCGATACTTGAGTTTAGGCATTAACAAGCCTTGTACAGAACTACTTTGATCACTTGCCAAAGGCACTGTCATTCTACTTAATGATGATACGGCCATTTTACTCTCCTATATGCTTTTATTTATGGTATCTCTATCCCTGTCTTAAACCGTGGTAATATTAGCGATTCCGCCGGTGTTAAGAATACGCACTGGAATGTAGATAAACTCAACGGCCTTAACAGGTTCGATAGCAATATCAACATAAAGTTCGTTACGATCAATGGTTGTTGGTGAATTGTTTGACAAATCGCAAACTACCAAGTAGTCATAGATACCACGTTTAGCAACCAAATCAATCATTAAACCTGTGCATGCTGCTGTAATCGATTGACGTGTAATTTGATCATTTGGCTCAAACAAGTATTGTTTAGCAATTTGACTCAAGCGTCCACGTAAGAATGCTACCAAACGTGCCACGTTGATACGATCAAGTGCTGTGGTGCTACTTGTAGTTGTCTTGTTACCAAAGTTGGTAATACCTACACCTGGAATAAACGTAATTGGGTTTACACGGTTAGTGTAGAGCACATCACGCAAGCCTTGATTTACACCCAATGATGTAAATTCACCAGTTGTAGCATTTATATAACCAATTTGAACAGCATTGTCAACCACACCGCGGCGAACACCAGCAGGTGCTAACCATGGATAAGCAACTTCGTCACTGCGGATAATTGTGCGAATCATCATGTGACTTGGTGGTTGAACTACTGGGCTACCACTTAAATCTGTAGTCTGGCAACTTGGATAGAATGCACCGGCATAAACACTGCCAACCAACAATCCGTCAGCGGTAGTTAGACCTAATCCATTGTTATTAGTGGACCAAGTTACAACATCACTTGGTGTCAAACGCAACGGAGTATCAACTACAACAAAAGCTGTGTTGCCACGCTCGTCGTTGAGAGCCACCATGTTAGGTGCCAACTCAGGATACTGTGGGCAAGCAATCAAGTTAAATCCGTTGTTTTCCTCGCGGATTTGAACACTTGTGTCAATACCAGCTTTGAGAGCCGCAACAATCAAGGCACGCTGAGCTTGACGACCCATATATGGCGAACCGTCGTTGCGATTACCGCTGGCAGTTACCCAAGCATTGGTTTGTGCTGGTAATGTGTCATCTGGGAATGTTTGTGCGTTGAAATAGTCTACTTCAAATTGCTTGACATTAAATCCACTGCGACGTGTGTTCCACAACAATGTTCCTTGTGGATACAGCAATGGATCTGGAGCATCCAAGTCCAAGTAGTCGCTAGTGATCAACGGTGTAGTTCCGGTAGCCACTGGTGGAATTGGATCAGTGATTGGATTTGTTGTGCCGTTAGGTGCCCAACGTGCATCAGCAAACAAGATACCATTACTGGTTGTTTGATCGGTGTTGTCAATTAACACCCACTGATCAACACTGTTAACTGAAGACCAGCGACTGATCTTAGGATAGTTTTCTAAATCGCTAGTGTCGATCCACAAATCACCGTATTGTAACGGACTTTGACTTTCGTCTGTTTGTGTTGTTGGTGCGGATGTAGCAAAAATAGGACCAGTAGCGTTAGTTAAACTCAAATCGTCGCCACGAATATCGTTGGTACAGTTTTGATAACCAACCCATGCGCCGTTGTTTTGAATCATGATATCGGCACTGCCTGTAGTAGCAGAACTATAATACCATAAACGACCATTGGCAGGATCTTGATCCGGTGCAGATGTGCTGGCTGTGTAAGTAAAGGTTGGGCTTGTTACCCAGTTACTCAAGTAGATATAACCTTCTGTATGAGATAATCTAACACCACGCACAGAAGTATTGAATCCAGCATCAGTTATAGGTGTGCTGATTGGTAACTGAATTGTTCCGCCTTTGCCGTGTTCGAAGTAAATGTTACCAGAGCTTGTAATACCAGCACTTACATTAGGAACATCGGCTGCTAAAACTGCATTAACAAAGTCAGCAATAGTACCAGTTCCGCCAATAGTAGCCACACCAAATGTTAAACTTGATGTGCCAGGTTCAGTGGCTCCAATAGTAAAGCTGTCACCAGGAGTAAATGGTGTTTCTGTTGATGTGAAAGATACATCACCAGTGATTAATGTTGCACCTGTAGCGTAGCGTTCTAAAACTTGGAAACCAGCTGTGCGATATCCAGCAGGACCAGGTGTAGGCTCATACATGGCATACGTGGCGCCGGCTGGAATATTTTTGCCGCCACCAGATGGATCTAGTGCATAGTTAGCAGCACCATCATATGGGAAAGCAGGACAATTTTGCTGAACAAAAGTTCCTAGTGTGCTGTCGTATTTTTTAACAACAAAATTTACTCCACTGTTAGAAGGAGTTGTTCTAATCCAAACAGAACCAGTAGGTTCAGGAGTAGGCTGACCTGCACCCCAACGCGGATTTTGATATCCAGGAGCACTCAAAAATGCTGGAGCATAATATGTGCCATAACTTGCACTTGAGGTGATACCCAAAGAAGTTAGCGGTGTTCCTACACCATTGGTGATATAAACTGCACCTTCGTTGCCAGTACTGCCATCAGCTGTTGCTGTGCTGTCAGCATAAATGTTTAACTTGCCACCGATCAACGCGGCATATACACCGGTGATTGAAGCAGTATTGATAGCTGTTTGTAGTTGATCTACATCAGTAAATCCTGGGCCAATGGTTGTGCCATTGATAATGATTGTCTCTGTGCCGGCAAAATTAGCTGGTGCTAAAGTGCCTTGTATTGTAGGCCATGCTGTTTTCCAATCATCACTTCCGACCAATACCCAAGTATTGTATAAACTTGAAAGTGCTGTGGAACTGGTTTGACCTTCAGCAGGACCACCGCGCTTGAGATAAATTGGATTGTAAGTGTTGAGTGCGTTTACAGCATAAGTTCCAATAACTCCGAGTGATTGTAAAGGCACTCCTGATTCAAGTTGATCTGGATCTGTAATTACTAATGGAGTAGCAGGTGTTGCTGGGAATCCTGTAACTGAATTCCATTGAAAAATGCCCCAGCGAGTATTGGCAGTATCTAACCAGTAGGTATTGTTAGCTGGTGAACCTGTTGGGCGAACTAGAGTGGCTGTTAATTCAGCAAGATCAATGTCAACACGTTGAATATAAGCACGATTGGTAATACCCAATGCACTGTAAGCAGCCAACAAGCCATATTCGTTAAGCTCGTAACCGTTGATTGGAGTACCAGTAGTGGTCTTGTAAAAGAATGGAACGCCGTATGTGGCAGCCAAATCACGTTGACTAGTGATCAAATATACTTTGTTAGCGTTGGCAGCTAATGTGCCTGCGGCTATACCTGTGCCTGTTCCCGAAATCTTGTTAGACGCTGTGGCCAACAAAATATATGGAACGCTGTTTGTAGCGGCTGGAATATATTGACTTTGGTCAATGATCGAAACTTCTACGCCTGGGGATACTAATGCCATGGTTAAATCCTTTTTATCTAGTATGAATATTTAGCGGATATGTCAAAAAGAAC